GGAAGCAACTCGCGCTGCTAAGGAAGGTAAGAAAGATGAACACCGTGTAGGTGTTGAGATTCGTGCTAAGCAGGCTTCCAAGTCTCTTGAGTCAAAGAAAGATCGCCAGAAAGTTCTTGATAAGCACGAGAAAAAGACTGGTACTAAACTGGATATCAGTAAGAGTCCTGAGGGAAAATCACACGCTAAAAACTTCCCTGGTTCTCGTCAAAAGAAAAAAGTAAAAGGTGAAAAAGAAACCGAATCAGAAACTCAGAATAGAAGGGCTGGACGCCAAGTTCTCAGAGTTCTAAAACATGGATTCACTGAAAAAGAAAAGAAAGAATCTAAAGCAAGAGAAAAGTACGATTCTCCAAGAGATTGAGGACACTTGAACAACCTGCACAAGGGGGCTTCCAAGCCCTCTTTTTTTGTCGTATTATATCTTCAGTGAAAAACACACAACACAATGCCTCGTTCCAAGATGACTGATGATCAAATCCTTGAGGGTCTCAAATCTTCTTATGGATCTGAAATTACTTCTGGAGATGTCAAAGCCTACTGTGCGATGAACAGTCTCTCCTATCCCACGGTCACTCGTCGTCTGGATTCCTATAAGGTTTCCCGTGGTCGTTGGAATCTTGAAGTAACGAAAGAAACCATTCAAGAGTTGGAAGCATCCTATAATTCTCCTGCAGTTATTGCTGCAGTTCAACAAAATCTTATTCCTGAAAAAGATGATACCTTTGTCCAGTTTGGTAATTTTAAGGACATTAAAAAGATTATTTCCAGTCGTTTGTTTTACCCTACCTTTATCACTGGTCTTAGTGGTAACGGGAAAACTTTCGGTGTGGAACAGTCTTGTGCTCAGTTGGGTCGTGAATTGATCCGTGTAAACATTACTATTGAAACTGATGAAGATGATCTCATTGGTGGCTTCCGCCTTGTTGATGGTGCCACAGTCTGGCACAATGGTCCCGTTGTGGAAGCCATGGCCAAAGGTGCCGTTCTGCTACTTGACGAAATCGACCTTGCTTCGAACAAAATCCTCTGTCTCCAGTCCGCCCTTGAAGGAAAAGGCGTTTTCCTCAAGAAGATTGGCAAGCAGATTACGCCCGCCGACGGTTTCCAGATCTTGGCAACAGCCAATACGAAGGGTAAAGGGTCCGATGACGGTCGATTCATTGGGACTAACGTGCTTAATGAAGCTTTCCTAGAACGTTTCCCCGTCACCTTTGAACAGGAATATCCTTCTGCTGCAACCGAAGTCAAGATTATGACCAAGATCTGTTCTGATGTTGATTTCTGCAAACGTCTTGCTGACTGGGCTGATATCATTCGCAAGACTTTCTATGATGGTGGTGTTGATGAATTGATCTCCACCCGTCGTTTGGTTCACATCGTTCAGGCCTACAACATCTTCGAAGACAAGTTGAAAGCTATTCAGGTTTGTCTGAATCGTTTCGATGATGAAACCAAACAAGCTTTCCTTGACCTGTATGACAAAGTTGACGAAACCGTTGACGTTAAACAGGAAGAGGTGGTACAATAACTTTGTGGTCTCTTTTTGTGATGACATGGATCGAGAATTAGAGTGGGTGAAGGCCAATGGGGGTTTTGATTACACCCCCATAGTTTCTGACCCCGATAACTACTACAAGTTCTGGGAAGAACATTACTACCCAGAAGAATCGTCAACCTTTTCAGTAAATATGCCTGAAGACAAAATTGAACTTCCAGATAATAACAATGGATTCTGGAAGTATGAAGAAGATCTGACTATGAAGGAGGTTCGTGACTACCTGTCAGGAACCTACCGTGCCCATTACACTTCTCAAGAATCCAAAACTCAAACTCTTGATCTGATTGAGAGTATCGGTGATGCAGAGGCCTTCTGTCGTTCGAATGCGATCAAGTACCTCTCCCGATTTGGTAAAAAGAATGGTAAGTCAAAACTTGACATTCTGAAAGCCATCCACTATTGTATTCTTCTCTACCACTTCTCTGGTCTTCATAATGCACCCAAAAACACCTATGAAACTTTCTAGTAACACCACCAACATCCTCAAAAACTTTTCTCAGATTAATCAGTCGATTCTGATCAAGAAGGGTAACAAACTGAAGACTATCTCTGTGATGAAGAACATTCTTGCAGAGGCTGAAGTTGAGGAAGACTTTGAGGCTGACTTTGCGATCTATGATCTTAACCAGTTCCTGAGTGGTCTGTCCCTGTACGATTCTCCTGATCTGGACTTTGGTGATTCATATCTGACTATCCGTGATGGTCGTCGTCGGGCTAAATACTTTTTCGCAGATCCTAGTGTGATTGTTTCTCCTCCCGAGAAAGAAATCTCTCTTCCCTCTAAGGATGTGTGTTTCACTGTTGCAACTCAACAGTTGGATAAACTCCTCAAGGCCGCTGCAATCTATCAGGTTCCTGACCTGTCTGCAATCGGTCGTAATGGTAAAGTCGAACTGGTTGTTCGTGACAAGAAGAACGATACTTCCCACGAATTCAGTGAAGAAGTTGGTGAGACCGATGATGAGTTCTGTTTCAACTTCAAGGTTGAAAACATTAAGATCATTCCTGGTACTTACGATGTTGTAATCTCCTCTAAACTGCTTGCAGAGTTCACCAACAAGAACACTGATCTCAAGTATTACATTGCTCTTGAGCCTGATTCCACCTACGTTTGATAATTAATGTCTCGTAATGATTTCCTTTGGGTCGAAAAGTATCGTCCCAAAACCATTGAAAACTGCATTCTCCCTGAGTCCACTAAGAAGACCTTTCAGGACTTCTTGAACTCAGGTGAGATTCCCAACCTACTTCTTTCTGGTCCCGCAGGTTGTGGTAAAACCACGATTGCTCGTGCGTTATGTGAAGAACTCGGGGCCGATTACATTATCATTAATGGATCCGATGAAGGACGATTTCTGGATACAGTACGGAACACCGCAAAGAACTTTGCTTCGACCGTCTCTCTTTCTGCTGATGCACGACACAAAGTCATCATTATTGACGAGGCTGACAACACGACCCACGACGTACAACTCCTCCTACGGGCGAATATTGAGACATTTTATAACAACTGCCGATTCATCTTCACTTGCAACTACAAGAACAAGATCATCGAACCCCTTCATTCAAGGTGTGCAGTCGTTGAGTTCTCAATCAATGGAAAACAAAAACCTGTCCTCGCATCTCAGTTCTTCAAACGCATCCAAGAGATCTTGGTTGCAGAGGGTATTGAATATGATAACAAGGTCCTGGTAGAACTGATTAACAAACACTTCCCAGACTATCGTCGTGTGCTCAATGAGTGCCAACGTTATTCTGTTGGTGGTAAAATTGACAGTGCAATTCTTGCAGAGTTCTCTGATGTAAAAGTAAATGACCTTATTAAATACCTTAAAGAGAAAGATTTCGCCGAAGTTCGACGTTGGGTCGTTAATAATCTGGACAATGATCCTAGTGTACTTCTTCGGCGTGTTTACGATGCTCTTAACGGAGCCGTGGAAGGCCCTTCTCTTGCTGCTGCCGTGCTTATTATTGCTAAGTATCAGTATCAGATCGCATTTGTTGCCGATCAGGAAATCAATCTTCTGGCGGCGTTGACTGAAATCATGGTTGAGTGTAACTTTAAATGATTCTAACTGAAAGTGATGCGGTATATGCCGCAGAAAAATTCATCAGTTACTTTTCCAACATGGATCGTATTGATGAATATCTTCGTAATGTAAAGATTGAGAGAGTTCTCAATCGCAGTCCTCTTTCTCAGTTCTATGAGGAAGAGGATACTCATGGGATGTTTACTGCATTTGATATGCATCCCGAAGAGATGGATATTGTTTGTTATGAGGCCAAAGACTTGAAGAAAGTCTCTGGTCGAGTTTCTGGTATTCGGTCAGTAAAGGAGTTCAATGAGAAACTTCAGATCACCACGTCACACGCGATCGAAGATTCAGTTCCTGGTAAATCACTCAAGTGGATGGTCGTTGAGAAGAACACCAATACGATTCTTGGTTTCTGTAGGTTTGGCTCCCCTACAATCAATTCTAGACCTCGCAATGAATGGCTTGGTACGACTCCTGATCTCAACATCTTCAATAGACACGCGATCATGGGGTTTATCATCGTACCTACGCAGCCTTTTGGCTATAATTACTTGGGTGGTAAGTTGCTTGCGATGCTTTGTTGTACGCATGAGGTCAGGGAGATTTTGAACTCAAAGTATGACGCAAACATTTGTCACTTTGAAACTACTTCACTCTATGGTTCTACTAAGAGTGCATCTCAGTACGATGGTCTGAAACCCATCATGCGATACAAGGGCCTTACTGATAGTAACTTCACTCCTCTTCTTCACGATCACATCTTCAAGGACTTGAACAAGTGGTTTATTGAACGCAATGGTGATGAACCTCTAGTGAAGGCCGATGCATCCAGTCGCAAACTGAAGACCCAACAGAAGATGATTGCAATCATCAAGAAGTCTCTTCCTGCAGATCGTCTTGAAGAGTTCACTACTGCAATTGCAAGTGCAACTGCACTGACTGAGAAGAAACGTACTTATTTCTCAGACTATGGTTTTGCAAACACCCGTGAGGTTCTTCTGGGTGAAGATACTGAACTGGTTGAGAATCCTCAAAACTTTGACAAGTTCTACATGGAGAATGTAGTTGCAAAGTGGAAGAAGATGGCCGCAAAACGGTACACCAAACTCAAGTCTGAAGGTAATCTCCGAACAGAACTAGAAGTTTGGACCAAAGACATGGATATTGATATTATCCGATGAAATATTCTGTTTATCTTGATTACGATCAAATGAATTTGATCTATCAATGTCTACAAGAGTCTCGTGTTGATAAGGATCAACTTAAAAAAATTGAAGCTGCGTTTCGGGTCGCACAAATGTCTTATGGTGTGAGAGGTGCCTTTTATGACGTATGAACTAAAAGATTGGTTGAATTCTATCAACCTGAATAAGAAGGATCTCTTTGAAGAGAACCCTGATGCAAAGAAAGAGTATGCACCTTTCATTATCAATAAGTGCATGTCTGGTCACCTTGACACGGTTCTGTATGCCAATGAAATGAATCAGTTTCACTTCTTAGATAAGGATATGCAATATCAGTTTTATCTAAATAGTGTGAGGAAACGGAAGAGATTCTCTCCCTGGCTCCGAAAGGATAAAGTCAAGGATCTTGATGTAGTCAAATCTTACTATGGTTATAGTAATGAAAAGGCGCAACAGGCCCTCCGTATTTTATCACCTGAACAAATTGAATTTATTAAGTCTAAGCTTGAGACTGGAGGAAAGAAATGAGTGTTGCGGAACCTGAAGTCCGTTGGACACCCGATCAAATGGTAGAGGTAACTCTACGCGAACCTGACGACTTTCTCAAGGTGCGTGAAACCTTGACTCGTATCGGAGTTGCATCCCGTAAAGAGAAGAAACTCTATCAATCATGTCATATCCTGCATAAACAGGGTAAGTATTTTATCGTTCACTTCAAGGAACTCTTTGCCCTTGATGGTAAGAAGGCCAACCTAACAGTGAAC